TGCTTGCGTTTCTGACGTTTCTTCTGCCGCACTAGTGATCACCTCCTGTTCGGTTTCATCGTAGTTTTGGGTTTCGTCCTCTTCGGCTACCGCGTCAAGGGCTTCGTTAATGGAATCTCTCATACTCATAATATTTTGCTCGTTGTCGTAGGTTTATGTATCTGGGTCTGTCGCGTTAGCCACGTTTTCAGTGACTTTTTTAAGTGCGGTGGCTGTGTACGGTTCGTCTTTATCCGCCAACACGCCGCCCATTGTTACTATATCGGCGGCAATGGCTATAGGTGTCTCCACTACCACGCCTAGTGTAGCTTTCGTTATGTTTTCTATTAATCCGAACATGATGTATATCTCCGTCGTAGGTTTAGGAATGCTGTTCTATAGCTGATTGAATATCGGTAATGCGTGTGGTCTTTAGATGTTTTTCACCCGCTGCATTGCGCTCGGTGGCTTTTCGCTCAATGTAGCCGCCTGAGTAATCCGCCGAGTTAGTTACACCATGTTGCTTGTTGTGCTTCGCTAACTGCGCACGGCTGGAAATTATCTGCCCATCTATAGGCGACTTGAAATCTTTTAAAGGTTTCATCACCATGGGAGCGTTTACGCTATCTGCGACCGCAAATTCTTTAGGCTTTAACTTACCTGTTTTGTCCTGCACAAAAGCGCCACCCTCGGGTGGCTTGCCTCCAAAAATGGCGTCGAAATTAGCTTCGTAGCTGTCGTTTACTTTTTGCGCTGTGTTTCTAATCATCTTTTTTGGTTGTCTCCGGTTTAGGTTTTACACTCTCCACCACGATTGATTTTTCAATGTCGGCTTGGGCACCTATAAGAATCTGCTCAATAGCGCCGGCTGTTTTAGTCTGTTCAGCATCCATGTCGATCTGATGCTCAACAATATCTTTTTTAATTTCACCCTCGACCGTGGCCTGTGTTTGGGTGATATTAGACTGAGCCTGCGCTTTTTCGGTCAGTAGATCAGCTTGCAAGTTAGCCCTAATTTCTGTCACTTTAGCTTTCAACGCGCCTTGAATTTCAGCCATTTTACGCATGTGCTGTTCATGTGCTGTGGTTATGTCAGCCTGCATGTCGGTGTTCCGCACTTCAATGTCAGCTTGTTTCTTGGCGTCAATTTTACCGATGTCGCCTTGCTGTTTTAACTGTTCAAGTCCCATGGCTGCTTGCGCTGCCACCTGCTCGGGCGTAGGTTCTTCTTTGCCGGCTTTGTCTTTTTCAGCCTGCATACTGGCCTCAATGGCTTTATCAATAACACCCTCGATTTCACTGCTGCCCTTAAATCCCGCCAATCCCCACTGCAATAGTTGCAGCACGAAAGGTTTAGCCGATGGGTCAGAGTCGATTATAGCGCCCGCACTCTGCATGTAAGTGCTGACCGCGTTCATGTACTCGGTACGCTCGCCTTTGAGCGCTTGGTAATCAATCATAGCCACAGACTCAGGGCGAATATCAATCCGCAGGCGTGCGTCTTCTGGCGACTTGATCAACTCAATAGCCTGCTGTACGTGTTCTTCGTCCGCGCTGTATTTCATGTTAGCGCGTTTGTAAATTGTCTCGGGGGAAAAATGGCGTGCTATTACTTCGGCTTTTAGCTGCATCAAATCGCCCGCGAACCGTGCGAACTGCTCTTGCAGTGCTTGAATGCGAACTGAGCCAAATTTAGTTTTCTGTTCTGTCTGTCCAACGCCTTCGTACTGGTTATCGAGCGAGCCCCGCATGACATCGACCATGCCGGTTATCTGCTGTAGCAGCCCGATAGTTTGGTCACGGACGCCAATTAACTGTTGAAGTGCTGTAACAATGTCGTTCAAAGGTAGCCACTCCACTTGACCAGCTAGGCCGCCATTTTCACCAAATAAAGCCCAATTCTCCACGGGTATAAGGCTGTTATCCTTACCCTCATTAAACAGGCTTTTGATGTTGTCCGCGTTAGCGTTATACACACCCACAACCCGCACAGCCTCAGTGATAACCGCAATTCGAGTCTGCAGTTTATCCACCTCGTTGTACAAATCCTGAGCTAGAACATAATCAGGTGTTGGTGAGTACAGCGACGTAGTAGGGTTAGCAAGAAAAAAAGGAGGGCAGGGCCAGAAGCCCGACAGTTTTAACACGTCGTCTTTTTCGTCTAGCTGCTTGTCGTACCCGATAATTATCCAGTGCACTTTGCGTGTTTCTTTGCACCATATTTCCCACACCTCGGCACGCATCCACGCACCGCTTGTTTTTGCATCGTCCTCGATATCTTCTGAGGTTGATTTTGTCTGTTTTTTCAGTTTAACCGCGTCTGCTACATCTTTGCCCCAGCGTTCTTCTAGCTGGTCTTTGGTTAAGTAGCTGCGAAACCCTAACCACGGCATGGCTGCCCAGTTGCGACACCAGCCCCACGCAAGATCGCCCCAGTAAAAGTAGTCCGCCGGTGCATCTTCGTGCAGCAGCTTATCTTCCATAACTGGCTCGCCTACTTCATTTAAGAGCGGTTCGCCGGTATCAGGATTAACAGCTGGGATTTGTTCGGACTCCATTTCATAGCGCACTTTGGCGCAACCTAGCCCCGCCAATAGGCGGTCTTGCAGTGTTGACTTGAACACAGAGTCTATTTCTGAACCGTTCTCCGCCACGTCAAGGTTGAGTAACCTTTCCATCATTTCAGCGGCTACACGGCCCACATCATCGGCTGGCTGTGCATACCTGCGGCTTACATCGATTTTTGGAGTATTGCCGTAGAGCATATCCCCAAGAGTTTTGATGTTGGAGTGAAACATGTTCAGATTAAATTCGTTTGAACTGCTCGAATTGTTGGCTTCCACTGCCCCACTGCCTAAGTAGAGATTGACTATTTTATCCGCTTTTTTCCACCACGGCTTTCTAGCCGCAATGCTTGACTTTAGTTCCTCTGCCCAATACTTGTATTTACCTTCGGGGGTGTCGTCGTAATCCGTTTTAGACTCAATACTAGCCGTGGTATCAGTTATGGACATGGGGTGTACTCAAATATTGGTTGTGGGTTAGTCGGCACAGTATACATTTTTTTGTCATCGTGTGCTTTTTTCTATATCCGTCTGCTTTTGAACGAATGCTTGTTCATACTGCTTTCCCGTTCACTGAACAATTGACCTAAACTTACTTCCCTGTTTTTCACCAATGAGGCGTTGATAGACTCATGCACTGTGGGCGCGGGTAGAAACTTTTTATTGGCTTGTATAGCCAAATACCTGAATGAATCCGCCGCGTCGCTTGAGTAGTCATGCAGTGGCTTTTTCAAGAAACACTGCTTTAGCTCGTCCCATTTCTTGCGGTACACCCGCAGACACTCAACCCCGTAATAGCAGCGATCATAGTCAAAATTAGTGTGTTTGAGCATTTGCCTTGCAGCTTCTATGCCGTCCTCAACACTTAGGCTGGGCACTATTTTTATCTGAGCATCAAGCCCAAAGTCGGCGGCAATGAATTGCTCAAGCGCGCTTTTATGCGTGGCGAAGGTTTTTGCCTTGGCGTCGTGGGGCAAATTTATCGTTTTGTACTTGTATGTCTTTTCTTTGAGCATGTTTATGTAGTGCTGCGCCTGCTCACCGTTGTTGGTGTAAAAGTCAATAATATTTATGCCAAACTCATGCTCTTGCCAGAACCACGCGACCGTATTATCACCTCGACCAATATCAAAGGCCACATGCACATCAAGGTCAGGCAGCCAGTGGGTGGTCTGGTTTATTTGTCCTAGCTGCTCAATCTCGTTGATTATCGACGCGTAATAAGTGCCCACCAACTCGGCGGAGAAGTCATTTAAGAATTCTTGACGGAATTTAGCTTCTGAAACCGCGTTCTTAATCCGCGCAATTTCTTCGGCGTCAATAACGCCAGAGTCGTAGACTTTTATGTCGGCGTGGAACCACTCATCATCAGTTTGAGACTTCTCGTAGTAGTCAAAAAACTGATTTAACCGGCCATAAGCCGTGCCGATTATCACTAACCAGCCTTTACGATCGACCAGACAAGGCATTATTACCGCTTCTAGCAAATCAGGTCTGCACTGGGCAAACTCGTCAATAACCGCGCCATCTAGGTAAAGTCCGCGCAGTGCATTGACGTTATCTGAGCCGGATAGCCAAATTTTAGCCCCGTTAGGCAGCGTCACAGACAGTTCAGACACTTTTACGTCAGTAGCTATGCCTTGGGTCATCTCTACCAGATAATTCCATGCCACCGCCTTTGCTTGCGTCCTGAACGGGCAAATATAGGCGTATTGTGCGTTTTTCTTGGTGGTGTAGAGCGCTCGAAGCACTAATTCAGCAATACAGGCGACTGTTTTACCAAATCGGCGGTGGCAAATCAGGAAAGCGAAACGTTCTTGACGCTGATGAAACGCCACCATCTGCTGCCTCGGCTTATAAGGCATTTCCCACGCGTCATCGTTGGCAGATTTGCTGTGTGTATCCCCGAATGTGTGGGCGAAATCCGCTTGATTGTCGTAGGAGCCGTACTGACTGAGCGAATCGGTTAGTGTGTAGGGTGCCGGAACAATGCCAAACCGTGTAAACGGGTCTTGGTCATGGTATTGGGCATTGTAGTCGTCATCTGTGTAGTGTGAATGCTTCACTTACTTGAGTATGCTTACCAGCGTCTTTAATTTATCAGCCACCAAAACTCCAACGCCACCAGTTGTGATAAGCATCCCCACAATAAGCCCTTTACCAACGCTGAGTTTTGTTTCCAAATCTCTTGCTTTTTGCTCAAGCTTTCTAATTCGGTTTCTGTCGGCTTCGCCGTCTTTGATGAGTTCGTCGAACTGGTGCCGAAGTAGCTTAAACTCCCCTGCTGTGCGTTCATCTGAAAACACGTCTTGACTGGGTATTTTCGCCACAATTATCGCCCAACACTTTTCGTTCCCCTGCTAGAAAACCACCATGCAACAGCGGTCACAGTCAGGAATATTATTTGATGTATCAAATAGGTATATAACGTATAAATTTCTGTGGCTGGTAGCACTTCAAACCCCCCGACCAGTTTATGTAGTGCGTAGGTAAGGTAGCTGACAATGATAAGTAAATAAGAAGTGAGGATAGGGCGCATAAGGCTTTTAACTGCCTCGACCCACGGTATACCCGAGTTTTGGCGACCTGCGGCCACTTGGCCGGCCGTAAATGCTTGACCTGCTGCAACATCAGCCAAGATGTTACCCTCAATCCGTGCGGTGTCGTTGTTTTTATCGGCCATAGATAGGGCTTGTGCGTGTTCGGCTTGATCTCGCTTATTATCGATTTCCGCCATTGCTTTTTCATGCGTGTTTGCTTCCACATTTGCTAATCTTTTTTCCCTTTGGGTGAGGTAGTTACCTGCAATGCCTAGGATGGCACCGAGGCCGGAGGAGCTTGCTAAACCTAAAAGTAAATCAATCATTATGGTGGTGTCCCAATAATATGCAGTTCAAAAGGCTCTCTGTTTTGCAGTCGGTTAAATTTTCTTAACGCAGTGCCAGAACCTAGCACGGCGGGTTGTCCGCCTAACCAACCGCGCTTACTGCCAAGGATAATACAGCCTTTAGAGTGCCGCGCCAAGTTGCCTTTGTGCATTAGGATGCCAAAACGCTTGTTTACACACTGTAGGTGCCAGACTTCACGGTATTTACCACTGGCTGACCTGTGTAAATAATGCACCGTGTACATACCCGCTGGTATACAGCTAATATTGCTTTCATTATCCTCCCAAGACCTTTCTATAGTCGAAAATTCTTCACCATTGGCGAAAAGTCTGCCCATTGTTCTATCAGGGTGGTACTCACGGAGAAGGTAGTGACTTTTCAATTGTCTAAAGCCCCCCGAGGCATAAGTACTTGATCAATATTAATTATTGTAGTCTGGTTTGTCGGTTGTTGTCCACCCGCGTTAGGATTATCGACTTGAAGTTGTTGGAAATGCATCTTGTTCAACTCCGCTACCGCAGTGAGCGAGGTCTTAGGCGATAGCTTTTCTTCGTTCTGGGCAATCCTCCACAGCATGTTTCTGCGCATGGCCTCGTTTGGCCCCTCAACCAGTTGACGGTGGTACTGCAACATGTTTAGCAGTTGTTGGCCGTATTTGCTCTTGACCAGTTTGCTAACTGTGGAAGGCGACGAGCCGTGGCGTTTTCCTGTCTGAACGTAGTTCTCACCAGCAAACACCGACTTGAGCATGTTCACTTGTTTGGTGCGAAGCATCGTCGTGATAAACATTATTTTACCCTGTACGTGCTCTATAGCCCGCATGTAGTTGTCGTTCTCAGGGTGGTGGCGATCTAGGAAATCGTCGGGGTTCTGGTAGCCGTCATCGTTCTCAGGATGCTCAATAACCTCTTGGCCGCCCAATGCTTTGATACTGCTATTTCTGTCGCGTCGTAATGTTCTCATGTGCCAAGTATGCCTTAGTGTGGTGGCAGTTGTATACAAAGAATTTTTTGGGTGAAATTTTATGCGTTGACGGGTATGGGTAGGGGAGTTTCTGTTTTAAAATTGGGGTCGGGGTACCTTCCCTATATGACCCTATTTAATCTCATTGAAAGTATTGTCTACCACTATGGCCCTACTATGCTGGTACTATGCCCCTTGTTATGTTGTCAACTTGTTATGTTGTCAACTTGTTATGTTGTCAACTTGTTATGTTGTCAACTTGTTATGTTGTCAACTTGTTATGTTGTCAACTTGTTATGTTGTCAACTTGTTAGTTGC